TGGTGCACCATCATTCGCTTGGTGCGGGCCGGCTGCACAATCGGCTTGCCGAGACGGGAGCCTTCATAGTCATTGTGCGACGTTTCAGTGAAGCGCTCGCGCTGCGGCCGGTCGTCTTTATGCACGAGGCCGCTCGCGTTGTACATAATCCAAGGCACGAACAAACAGCCGAATTCCTCGTATTGGCGCAAAAAGGTACCGACGCCAGCGCTTTCATCCAGCGGGCGCAGGAACTCGTCGATATCAAGAAACGCGATCCACCGGCAATCGGCGCCATAGTGCTCCAGGCAATGCGCATAGCATTCATGCTGCATATGCTCGTGCGGCCCGCTCCAATCGACGATCGTCACTCGCTCGCGATATTGGCCCGGCACCGCCTCGCCGACCGGCACGGCCGAGCCGTTATCGTATATGTAGACGTGATCGAAGCCGAGGCCGAAATGGTAGTCCATCCATTCTTGGAGGTACTCGCTTTCGTCCTTAATCAACAGACAGTTTGCCGCGTAGTGCCGAGTGTTGAGCAGCGCATCCCGGGCCGCGTTGCGTTCGCGGTTGACTTTGCGCACGGCCGCCTCCTGCTCGGCGACCAGCCTCTCTCTGTCTGCTAGCAATCGATCGATCGCGTATTTGCGCGCCGTGAACTCATCGCCGAGTTCGTTGCTGGAGCGCCCTGCGGTTAGCAGTTCCCGCAGAATCGTGTTCACATCGAGCGCCTTGTGGGCCTTATCGAGCTGATCGTCGATTGCAGCGAGTTTGTGATAAAAGTCGCTCGGATCGCGTTCTTTGTAGACCAGCTCGCCATTCAGAAAAAATACATCATTGCGCTTGAGCGCTTCGGATAGCGTGCCATCGACTTCCATGTCGACGACGTCCTCGTCCTCCGGATTGATCGGAAACAACGTATAGCCGAGGACTTTGCTGGTTACTTCGTCCAGCTTGAACTTGATCACGCTATCGCCTCATGGCACCAGAGCCATGACACTGACGATATAGAGGTGCGCGTCGGTACGGAACCGGACCGCTTCCCAGCCGGTATGATAGATCGCCACTTGCTGCGTCGCTGGCATCAGGTTGCCCGGCCAGGCGTAAGTCATGTGATAGGCGGGGCGATAGATATCGATGGTGCGATTATACGATCGATAGTACCAAGCCCAAGGGGGGTCTGGCGGCCATGCTATCTGATTCCATCGCAAACCGATGACTGCGCCGAAATCCTCGTCGAGCTGGTCGAAGGTCCCGACTGGCGAGAATCTAAATCTGACCCCGGAAAAGATCAGGGTGGCATACTCGGTGATCGAGGTACTCCCCGGGTTGGCATGGCGGACATGGCGCGGAATGATGAACTCGCCGGTTTGCGAAAAGCCATACCATACCGGGACAACCGAACGCTGCTCGGCAAGGTCGACATTCCAACTGGTCAACGTGCCTGCGCCGGAAATGAGATCAACATTTATTGTCAGCGAGGTGCTATTGGTGACCGCGCTACTGAGCGAGCCTTCCATCCAGTAGTTCGTCATGGTGGTGGATCTAAGGCGCACGCGCGTTCCGGTCGGCAGAGTGACTGGAGATGCCAACGTCACCGTCTTTGAACCGGTACTGATCGGCAGCGACGTTGTGGTGGACCCGCGACTGATGCCGGGCACACCTTGGCTGCCCTGATGGCCTTGCGATCCTTGGGCGCCCTGTGTGCCAGTCGCGCCTTGGCTGCCCTGTGTCCCGGCACCAGTTGCGCCCTGTAGGCCTTGCCGCCCCTGATAGCCCTGTGTGCCTTGGCTGCCTTGGGCACCCTGAGCGCCAGTCGCACCCTGCGCGCCTTGCGTGCCGGCACCAGTTGCGCCCTGTAGGCCTTGCCGCCCCTGATAACCCTGCGTGCCTTGGCTGCCCTGGGCACCCTGGGCGCCTTGCGTGCCAGTGCCCGTAGCACCTTGGCTACCCTGCGCTCCTGCGGCACCACGGACGTTGCCCGCTTGGGTGCCGGCGAGCGGACTGAGTGTCGTAATCCGCACCACTCCACCAATCGGGATGGTGCCCTGATTTGCGATCTGGAACCCGGTGGTGCCGGTGTTGACGATCAGATCGCCGACGCGTGCACCCGTTGGGGCTGTTGTCGTCGCGGCAGTGACGGCGTGCGGTGCGTTGCCGGCATAGCCTTGCGAGCCTTGGGTGCCTGCCGCGCCTTGAGAACCCTGCGCCCCCTGTGCGCCAGTCGCACCCTGGCTGCCCTGTGTTCCGGCACCAGTCGCACCTTGGAGGCCCTGCCGGCCTTGATAGCCTTGCGTGCCCTGGGAACCCTGCGCGCCTTGCGCGCCCTGCGTGCCGGTGCCCGTTGCGCCTTGCGCGCCTTGGCTACCAGTCGCGCCTTGTGCGCCTTGGAGGCCCTGCCGGCCTTGATAGCCTTGCGTTCCTTGCGAGCCTTGGAACCCCTGGTTGCCAGTGGCGCCCTGCGCACCTTGGAACCCTTGCGTGCCCGATCCACCCGTGTGGCCCTGCGCGCCCTGGAAGCCTTGGTTGCCGGTGGCTCCTTGTGCGCCTTGGAAACCTTGAGCGCCTTGCGTTCCGACGCCAGTGGCGCCTTGCGCTCCCTGTGCGCCGGTCGCCCCCTGAGCGCCCTGGAGCCCTTGGCGGCCTTGATAGCCCTGTGTGCCCTGTGAACCCTGCGTCCCTTGGGCGCCAGCTGCGCCTTGGCTGCCCTGGGTGCCCGCTGGCCCTTGTGTGCCCTGCGTACCAGCAGCGCCCTGACTGCCCTGGGTGCCCGCTGGCCCCTGTGTGCCCTGCGTACCAGCGGCACCCTGGCTGCCTTGGGTTCCAGCTGCACCCTGCGTGCCCTGGGTACCTGCGTGACCCTGTGAGCCCTGTGCGCCGGCCGCCCCTTGACTGCCTTGGGTTCCAGCTGTGCCTTGGCTGCCTTGCGTTCCTGTTGCGCCCTGGCTGCCTTGCGTCCCCGCTGGGCCCTGCGTTCCCTGTGTGCCGGCGTGACCCTGTGAGCCCTGTGCGCCAAAGCCACCTTGCGGGCCTGGCGCCCCTTGCGCGCCTTGGAAGCCGGGTGCGCCCTGGCTGCCCTGCGTCCCAGTTGTCCCCTGGTGACCCTGCGCGCCCTGCGCGCCCTGGCTACCGGTCGTGCCTTGCGCGCCTTGGGTGCCCGCCGCGCCCTGGTGCCCCTGATGACCCTGCGCGCCTTGCATGCCGACGCCGGTATGACCCTGTGCTCCCTGAGCACCGGTCGCACCTTGCGAACCCTGAGCGCCCTGACCGCCAGCAACGCCTTGCGCACCTTGCGGACCGAAGCCGCCCTGCTCGCCAGGTGCGCCCTGAATGCGTCCGACGTTCGACCATGTGGCGCCGCCATAGACCCAGCCATCGCCGGTATCAGACGCGATCCACAGATCACCGATGTTGTGCGGCGGCGGCAGAGCCTCGATAGCAGCCTGACTGCCTTGCACGCCTCTGATGACAACAGCCGCACCCATCGGACCTTGCGCACCGATGCCACCTTGCGCGCCTTGCGCACCCTGCGCGCCTTCGCCCTGCGAGCCTTGATGGCCTTGCGGACCTTGCGGACCGAAACCGCCCTGGATGCCGACGCCAGGATGACCCTGCGCTCCCTGAGCACCGGCCGCACCCTGCGAACCTTGTGCGCCCTGACCACCAGCAGCGCCTTGCGCGCCTTCGCCGCCCTGCGCGCCTTGCGGACCTTGCGTGCCCTGACCACCAGCAGCGCCGAGATCAATACGCCGCACAAGATGCTCGTCCTCGGTCGGCGCGACTTTGAGCCGTACCTGCGTGTGCAGTTCCATCGGCATTTTTTAGGATCCTATCTGCGGACGATCGCGGTCCCGGCAACAGGTTCAGCAAAACGCAGGACGCACGCCACTGCACTGTCGAAAGTGATATCGGGAATGATGATCGTCTGCGGTGCGCTCGGGTTGATCGCGCCCGGCGAGTAGACCGTCACATCGACCCAACGCGATTGCAGACCGTGCGTGATGTTCCATTGCGCCGATGCCGTCACCTCAGTGTGCGGTGCCGTCACCAGCCCATCGGAGGCATTGACCCAGCGTGTGTCAAAGGAACGTGACGCCGCTTTCGCCAAATGCCAGCCTGAGGTGCCCGCGACCGGCGCGACGTCCTGCCGCGTTTCGACGGCCACCCAGCCATCCGTTGCGTCATATCGCAGTTGCCGGTGGTCAGCGAGCGAGATCCAAATATCGCCAGGCTGCATGCCCGACGATGGCGGATTGAGTGCGCCCCATGACGTTGCCATTGGTCAGCTCCCGCTTATCCCACTTGCGCCGGTATCCAGAGCGAGCCGAGGCGAACGAATATGCCAGCGGTGTTCTCGTCGATCAGCAGCGTGCCCTGTGGATGTGCGCCGACCGGATAGGTGTTGACGTCGGCGACGATCGCGCTGGCCGCGCCTCCTGTGCCATCAGCCCCAGCGGCCCCTTGCGCGCCTTGCGCGCCTTGTACGCCCGTGCCTGGCGCGCCCTGTGCGCCTTGCGCGCCAACCCCGCCTTGCGAGCCTTGCGCGCCTTGTGGGCCTGCTGCGCCTTGCGCACCTTGTGCACCGCCGGCTGCCCATTGGTTCTGCAGGTCGGTGATTTCCTGCGCGGCAATGGCGAAGTTGCTTTGAATCGGCGCGGCGGTTGCGGGAGTGCCCGCCACCGGGATCGATTGATTGATACTGCTTGCCATTCTCTCAGGCTCCTATTGTCAGGCCCAGGTCCAACCGCCGTTCCAATTGTGGCCGGTCTCATCCCAATCGATCGGGGCGGGCGCTTGCGGTCCGTCTCCGCCGGTCGGCGCCATTGCGCGCCAGGCGCCGCCAGACCATGTGAGCACCTGGCCCTCCAGCGGCGCGGCGGCTCCTGCCATCGACGCGATCGGCGTGCCGCGGATTTGCATGACAACGTTCATCCAGCCGGCGCCGGTTACATCGCCCGCAAGATTGGTGACGGATCCCTGAAACCCTTGCGCGCCCTGCGCGCCCTGCGTGCCAGTCGTGCCTTGCGCGCCCTGACTGCCTTGCGGGCCCTGATTGCCTGGGCCTTGGGCGCCTTGCGCACCTTGGCCACCGATATGTCCCTGCGCGCCTTGCGGACCTTGGGTGCCTTGTGCGCCTTGGGTTCCGAGTCCTTGTGCGCCTTGCGCGCCTTGTGCGCCCTGCGCACCCTGTAATCCGGCCTCGCCTTGGGCGCCCTGCGCACCTTGCGCGCCTTGAACGCCTAAGCCGCCCTGCGGTCCTTGGATTCGCCCGGCGTTAGAGAACGCTGCCCCGCCCCAGACCCAGCCATCACCGGTATCTTCGGCAATCCACAAGTCGCCGGGATTATGCGGACCGGGCAGCGCTTCGATCGCCGCCTGCGAACCTTGCACGCCGCGGATGACGACGGCCGCGCCCATCGGGCCTTGGCCGCCTTGCTCACCGATCGCGCCTTGCGCACCCTGCGGTCCTTGTGCCCCCTCGCCCTGAGCGCCTTGAGCGCCCTGGCTACCCTGCGCACCTTGCGCGCCGTCGCCGCCTTGTGAGCCTTGGGCGCCCTGTGCGCCTTGTGCGCCTTCACCTTGCGGACCCTGTGCGCCTTGCGCGCCTTGTGCTCCTTGAGCGCCTTGCGTGCCGGGACCGCCGCCGCCGCCAGCGCCAATGCCAGCCGGCGTCAGATCATGTTGGATAACGAAAACATCGGGTGCGCCCGTCGGGTTTTTGACCGCGACAATTTGGCCTTCATAGCAAAATGGCCCGGCCAAATACGTATCGAGGTCGGCCTGCGTCTCAAAGACCGAACTCGCATCCAGCGGTTCATTGGTCGTTCTGACAAGGCTAAACGACCAGCCGAGCTGTGCCATGGCGTGAGCCCTAAATTGTCAGGGTTGAGGTCGTGCCAACCACCGGAGAAGCCCCGGCGAAGCGGACGAAATAGACGCGATAATCCTGCGGCGTATCATACGGGTTCGGCCCGTATGCCGTGATGGTGATGTTGGTGAACGATCCCAGCACAGGCCCAGCAACTGAATCCTGAATCGAGGTCGCTGGCGGCAAGCTAGCCGGATAGGCAAAGACCGGACCAAATCCACCGACTGGTGCCGGAGCGACCATGGCCATGCCAACCGCCGGCATCGGCCGCGTGTTCGGTAACGTCTGAAGGAAAGCATGGTCGATGTTTGCGCCGCCGACGCTGATCAGTGATGGCGCTGGGCCATAATACGCAGGCCACGCGAGCGCTGGTCTGGGCGTGATGTTGATGGTGGTATTGCGCGAGCCGGTGCCGTCGGCATTTGACACACTGACCGCGACAACGGTGCTGCCGATCGGTCCGCTTGGTATGCCGGAAATAACGCCGGTTGCGCTTACCGTAAGTCCCGCCGGCAAAGGTGCCGCAGCGAACGCGTTATGCGGCGGATTGGTCGCGGTAATCTGGAAGGAAAACGGATCGCCGAGCCTAGCGTTTATAGTCAGAGGGCCGAGAATCCGCGGCACCGGAGAAACCTCGCCCTTGCGGCCGAGATAGAGCAGAGGATTGCCGCCAAGGAGCGCGCTATAGCTCATCGCACGGCCTGACTCTGTGCCTTGAATCTGGCCTCGGCTGCAGCGTGCAGCTCGGCATGTGTGTTGCGTTTCTGGACCTGCGTCGGGTCGATCACCTCGACCTGGCGCTTGGCATCGTCCGCCGCCTGCGCTCTTTGCAGGCTATCGCGCACCTCGGCCAGCGAAGTGTTCGACTTGATATATTCGGCGGCCATTTCCGGATGACGCGCGAGATTGCAGAGCGCGGCGATCTCCCCGGCGCGGGTTCGTTCATTGACGGCGGCGGCCACACTGGCCGCCTCCAGCTGCTCTTGGATGCGGATAATATTATCGGCGATCGGCGCAATCGGCTGGCCGTCCGGTTCATGTTCCATGTGCGTCTCCTGTGACGGACTGCTGGTGCGGCGGGTTGGCATAGCGACGCGTTCCGCCAGTTCCGCATGCGCCTGCTCCAATGTGCCGATACGGTCGGCCAGGCCGCGCTCTAGCGCGTTGCCGCCGTAGTAGATCGCCGCCTCGGTGCGGCGCAGTTCGTCGGCCGACATATCGCGATGCGCAGCGATGTCATCGACCAGCATGCCGTAAAGGCGATCGACCTCGTCCTGGGTTGCGGCCATGGCGATGCCGGAAATCGGACTGTGTGGATTGCCATCGACTTTATGCGCGCCGCGGTAGAGGTAAGTGTATTTCAGGCCTTGTTCCTCGTCGTAGCTGCTCTGGTCGACATGCATCGCGACCGCGCCGACGCTGCCCGCTGCTCCGGTATCGGTGACCCAGAGCTGGTCAGCCGCCGCACCGATCGCGTATGCGGCCGACAGCGCGTCATCGTTGGCGATTGCCCAGACCGGTTTGGTCTGTGCTGCGGCACGAATATCGTGCGTCATGTCGAACACGCCGCCGGCCTCGCCGCCGGGGCTGTCGATATCGAGCAGGATGCCGCGCACGCGGGGATCGGCGCGCGCGCTACGGATGGTGCGCGCTAGCGTCTCGTAGGATTGCAGTGGCGTTGACTGCGAGTCGACCTGGCCGGCGCGACGCACCAGCACACCGCGCACCGGCACGATGCCGACGCCACGCTGGACACGATAGGAGCGAGGCCTGGCTGCCTCGCCCTCGCCACTCTCTGGCTCGTCACTTGCCTCGATCTCGGCGGGACCGCGAGCGCGCATGACGATAGCCAGCCCGCTCATTAGCGCCATCAATCGATCGTGCTCGATCAATAGCGGCTTGTTATGGATGCACGCGATGATGTGCGGCAGTTGGCGGATCATGCGGCCCCTCGCTGTGGTGGTGCGGCGGGTCGCTGCGGCGCCTGTTGCTGTTGCTGTGTCGCGCGGGCGGACCAGCCATAGTCAATGCGGTCGTCGATGCCGAGTTCCTCGGCAAGTTCGCGATCCTCGGCGATCTGACGGTAGACATCCTCGATGTCGTAGCCTTCCGCGGCTGCCGCCTGCCTGGGCGACATCATGCCCGAGCGCAGCGCCAGCACGACCGCTTGGCGGTCCTTGAGCGGATCCACCCACGGCGCTTTCGGCGTGATCGCCTCCATCACGCGATAGCGCTGGGGATCGCGAAGATAGGCCTCGGCATTGATCGGCAAGGCGCCCGCCAGCACCGCCATATCCATCCAGCGGTTCCAGGTCTTGCGGAGCAGCTGGTAGACCAGAATGCCGTGCTGGAACGCCTCGACCCGCGCCCTGAACGCGAGCAAGCCGGCGCGCGAACTGGCATAGGTCGTGCGGTTCAGATCGTGAGATAGCTCGGTGTAGGGAATGCCGAGTGCGGCGCAGATCTGTAGCAGCGTGCGATACTGGAACGGCTCATAGGAATTGCCGACCTCGCCGGGTTGCGAGAACTGCACTTCCTCGCCGGGATACAGCACGACGGTGGCGCCCGGCCCGTAGTAGTCGCCTTGTTGGATCTCGCCTTCCGGTCGCGGCTCCAAGCCACCCCATGCGCCGTCCATCGGCTGGCCGTGGCCTTCCATTGGCACGCCGAACGGCATGCCGTCGCCGTCACGAAAGTCCGGGCGCTTGATGAAGGTGGCATACCTGGCGATCTGGCGTTTCCGCTCGACCTCCGCGTCGTCGTACATGTCGAGCATGAACAGCCGCACCATGGCCGCAGCCATTGCGGAGAGGCCGCGGATTTGACCGGCCTCGATCGGATCATAGATGTGGATGATATCCTCGGCGGGGACTCTGGTGAGTTCCATCGCCCGCAGTGCGTCCTGGAAGGTCAGCGACTGATCGGTCGGGTTCGCGCGCCAGAACCAATAGCCGATCCGCCGGTCATGGACGTTGGGATCGAACTCGATTCCCATCCTGATCGGACGGTCCTGATAGGTATCCTGCGCCTGATCACTGGCGAGCTGCTCGGACGGCAACATCTGCAATTGCAGCGGCACGAACAGCCCGTCCTGACGAAACCGCGGGCGAAAGCGCACGAATACCTCGCCCGCCAGGAACGCCTCGCGCGCAACACGGCGCGTCAGCCCGTAGAAGTCGGTGACGTCCTCGACATCGCACTCATCCGTCCAGCGAAGCCACGCGGCATTGATGGTCTCGCGTAGATCCTCGTCCTCGACGAGCGAGTTGGGCTTGATGCCGGGACCGACCGTCGCCGCGGTCCACGCCTCGACCGCCGCGCGCGCATAGCCATTGTTGCGCACCAGCCAGCGCGCTCGAGACAGCACGTTCTCGCCGGCACCTTGTAGCAGCGTGTTGACGTGCTGTTGCACCGGCTGCCAGGTCGCCAGGCGCCGGCCGACCGAGCCGGCCTCCAGGCCAGGCGTTGCGCAACCTGACGCCCAGTTGCCATAGGGCGCCAGAGCCTCGCCGGTAGTGTTCCCTTGCAATCGTGCGATAGTGCGGCGGACTGCCGCGAGAATTGGCATCTAGCCTCGACACATCGGGACGTAGATCATCCGCATGCCGCGGCGGACGCCGTCGCAATAGTCTTCCTCTGCCTCCAACGACTGCAGAATGTTCCACATCCATTGCGGGTTATTGTAGGACACCGAACGTCCGCGATCGGCGACGCTGGTAATGCCGGAGGCGATCTTGGCGCGCAGGTCCGCAATCTGCTGCTGGCGCTGCGCGCGCGCCTCGGGATTGCACTTGCGGTAGTAGACACTGCCGCTCATCCGCGCCTCCGCAGCGCGCTTTTGATCCGGCGCACCAGGTTCCTCGGTAGCTGCTCGACAATGCGGCGTCCGATCGCGGTCCTCACGCCTTCGTCTCGCACGAACGTGCCCCAGATGGTCGGCCCCCAGAGGCGCTTAATCGGCAGCCGACTACGACCGACACGACGCCACGGGCCGGTGGTGCCAGATGGCATGCTGGCAAAGAAACCACTCCGTATTTCCACCGGCTTGCCCCAGGCGCGCGTGGTAATGCCGGAACCCGTCTGCCGCGTTGATGGAAACTCGCTCAGAGCAATCGGGCGGCGAGAAGCGAGAATGCGCGCTTGCTTCGCGCCCGGAGCCACGAACGGCGTCAGAATGCGATCACGCACTACCGAGCTTCTAATCCCCATGTTGCGCGCGATCAGCGACGCCGCACGAACCTTGGCATTGCGCTGCGTATCCGCCAGCGCGATGGCGACCGTCTCATCAAGCCTCGGCGCTTTTAGCTGATCGATTACGGAGGCAAATGCCCGACTATCGAGCGTGATGTTCAGCACTACGGCACTCCGCGATACCACCACCACGATGAAGGCGGCGCGAAGATAAGCAGCAGAACGATGACGAGGATAACGAAGATAAGACCGCCGTAATACGGGAATGGCGCGCTGGTATAGTAGCCGCCACGATATCCATAACCGCCGCCTGCCAAAATTAGCAGAATGAGCAAGATCAGCAGAATCGTCATGTTACCAGTTGCTGTAGCCGATCCTGCGATTGCGCATCGGACGCGGACTGCGTAGCGACGGCGCTGCAGCCGGCGGAGGAGAAGGTGGGCGTGGAGGCCGCGGCGTTGGCGGCTCCGGCGGCAGCGGCAGCGGCGGCTGGTCAGGCGGCGGCTTGCCCGGTTTCGGCGGCTCAACGCCCAGCGCTTGCTCGTATTGTCGCCAGTGGCGCTCCGACCAGCGATCGACGCCTAGCTGCCACGCAGCGGCGCGCGCATAGGTACGGCAGTCGAGCGCCTCATTCCTCGCACGCAGCGGGCGCCACTCGGTGCGTATCGCGAAGCCATGACGCGAGCGCACCACCACCGCCTGCTCCGCGACGAGCTGCTTGCACCACTCGTCGCTCGCCTCGTGCGACAGATGCACAAAGCCGGGCGGAAAGCGCATGTCGTTCGCCAAGTCCTCGTCGGTCGGCTTGGCGAGATGCAACTGACGATACAGCTCGCGCTTGAAGAAGCTAACGCTCACTGTGCGAATTGCGATGCCGCGCTTGATCTTCTTCCCACCCTGCGTGATGTCGATATAGGTCGGGCCGGAGACCGGCATGGTCTTCTCATATTGCGGCACGCCCTTAATCGCCATCACCAGGTCACGCGCCTGCGTGCGTGCCCAGCCGTAAACATTCTGCGTAAATGCGCCGGTGTCGATTGCGATCCGCTGCAGTGCCAGCCGCTTGCCACTGCTATGCTGCCAGGTCCGTGACAGCAACAGCGTCAACTCGTTCCAGACCTCTGGCCGGGCCGGATCACCGAACAGGACGACATGCTCAATGTGCCAGCTTTCCAGCTGCCGGCCCCATCCCCAGACATCGACCTCAATGCGGTCGGTCTGCACGTCAGCGCCCGCGGTCAGGAACAAGCCGCGCTCCGGCACCTCGCGATGTGGCCATTCCTCACGCCGCTCATAGAGCCGCTGCCAGTCCGGAACCGCGTCGGCCTCTTCCTCCCACTCCTCGCCGAGGATGGTATTGATGAAGCCCTTGCGTGCATCGACCGACTTGCAGGCTTCATTTTCCCACTGCCGTGCAATCGTCTGCCAACTCAGCCAGCCGACCGGCGAGTAAAGTGCGCTCAGATGATAGCCGCGCATGGTCGGATCATCGCTCGCCGCGGTCGGCTGCCATTGGCCATGCTCCAGCATCGCCGTCTTGTCGTGCTCGTGAATCTGCTGATGGCATTTCTCGCATTCATAATGGACGTCATCGACCTTGATGCTCAACTCGCCGGTCTGCTCGTCGCGGACCTCGAGCTTCTGATAACGCAGCTGGCTAAACTCCAGCACCTGCTCATGCCGGCAATGCGGACATGGCACGAAATACCGGCGCTGATCGCTGCGCGCATACTCACGCGAAATCACGGATGTGCCCTTCATCCGCGGCGTGCTGATCAGAAACGTCTTTGCGCGATAGCCGAACGTGCGCGTACGCGCCTCAGCCAGCGTGATCGGGTCGCCCTCATCACCGACATCGCCGGGATAGGCATCGACCTCATCGAGAAACAGAAACCGCGCCGGCATGCTGCGCAGACCGACCGCGCTATTGGCGCCGGTCATTACCAGCACGCCGCCGGTAAATTCCTTCATCAGTTGCGTGTTGCCGCTGTCCTTCTCGCGCGATGGTGCCACTCGCTCACGCAGCCGCGGCGTTTCCGCGATCAGTGGCTCAATGCGCTGTTTGCTGAACCGCTTGGCCAACTCGACCGTCGGCTGCACCGCCAGCACCGGGCCTGGCAGATGATCGATGATATAACCGAGCCAACAGTTGCCGGCCTCGGTGGCACCGATCTGTGCCGCCTTCTTGAACACCACACGCTGCACCGTCGACTGCGCCGAAAGATTGTCCATGATCTCGCGCAAGTATGGCGTACGCGACATCCGATAACGGCCAGACTCCGACGCGCCACGGGTTGAAAGATAACGATGCTGGTCTGCCCATTCGCTGACCGTAATCCGCGGATCAGGCCGCCACGCGCGGCCATAAACTGGGTTCTTATGCACCCACTTCGCCGCCATCTCCTCGCAGATGGAATACATCCAGTCGTCCATCCATTTGGCGACTTCGGCCACGGGAACATTATGGTCGGCCGCGATAACCGCCGCATGCCGCGCACTCATGTTCAACAGCCGGTCGCGGAGGCCGCGCAGATAGGCGAACGCTCGATCCTCGAAGTCCTTGCGGTACATCAGTTCGCCGCGTGCGAGTTGCGCCTTCAGCGTTTCATATGCCGCCTGGGCAACACGGAAGCCGGTCTTCGCGTCTTCTAACTGTGCTGTAACAGAGCGCTCCGACGTTGCTTCGCTCATGCCACTACGGTCTGCTGCCGCGCTGTAGCCACTTCGGCGAAAGATTGATCGCTGCCAGCGAGCGTCGCGGTTTCGCCCGTGAATGCTTGCCAGCGCAGCACGGATACGTCGACATACGCTGGGCTGATCTCGATGGCATGGCAGGCACGGCCAGTCATCTCGGCGGCGATGATCGTGGTGCCAGAGCCAACGAACGAATCATATACCGCCTGCCCAGCACTGCTATTGTTCTCGATCGGCCGGCGCATGCATTCGATAGGCTTTTGGGCTGAATGACCCGTCTCTGATCGTTGGTGTCCTTCCATTGTCCATAGCGTGCTATGCGTTCTATCGCCATGCCAGTGACTGTTGCCACGCACAGCGTACCAACAAGGTTCATGCTGTGGGTGATAGTGGCCACGACCTAAGACGAAACGATGTTTTGCCCAGATAATTTGCGCGCGTATTTCGAAGCCAGATGCTTGCAGAGAATCAATGCTATCTCTGGCACGCTGCGGTGCGTGCCAGAGATATATGACCTCTCCGGGGAAAAGCGCCAAAGCATCGCGCCAGTCCGCAATGTGATCGTTTGTCACTATGCCGAGCGCGCCCTTCTTAGGATGGCGAATTGCCATAGCAACGTTGGGATCACTGCGCCAATTTGGATCGTAATCCACCCCATACGGCGGATCGGTGACCATTAGATGCGGCCGTACGCCATTCAACGCGAGCGCCACATCTGCATCATTCGTCGCATCGCCGCACACCAGCCGGTGCTTGCCGAGCAACCAAACATCGCCAGTCCGCGTCACCGGTTTAGCCGGTGCCTCGGGCGCCTCATCAGGATCGGTTAGTCCCTCAGTGTACGTCGCGAGAAGATGCGAGATCTCAGTATCACTGAAGCCAACCAGACCGAGATCGAAATTAGCCTCCTGCAGATCAGTCAACTCTAGGCTGAGTTGCGCATCGTCCCAGCCAGCATTCAGCGTCAGCTTGTTGTCAGCTATGCGGTAGGCCCTGATCTGCGCATCGGTCCAGCCGCGCGCGACCATCGTCGGCACATCGGTAAGCCCAAGCCGTTGCGCCGCGAGCACGCGGCCATGGCCGGCAATCAGCGTGTTCTCCTCATCGACCAACACCGGTATCGTCCATCCCCATTCGCGGATGGAGGCCGCGAGCTGCGCCACCTGTTCGTCGCTGTGGGTCCGCGCATTGCGCGCGTACGGCACCAGCTGATCCAGCGGACGCCGCTCCACATGATCAGCCGGCCATAGTTCGCTCACCGAGTGACCCGATGCGCCTCGCTTTGAACGTCACCAAGATCGCCGAGCAACACTGTCTTCGCCACCATCTGCCAATTCGTGCCGCTGGCGAAGGTCACGCGCGACCGCACATCGATCGTCTGGCCATTCACATCGGCCTGGCTGGCGTCACGCGGCACGACACTGCCGTGCAGCTCCTCCGCGCGCTTCTGCATCATCGCCATCTGGGCGATGGTGCGCTGCAGCAGGGCTCGGCTGCGCTTCTCGACTGTCTGAAGGTTGCTGCCGCGCAGTGCCGCCCGCTCGGCCCGGCGGCGGCCATAAGTCGCCTTGGCCTGCGCGACATCGATCAGGCCGTTGTCGAGTGGCACGATCTCGCCACGGTTGATCGCCTGCGCAATCGAGGCATAGGAAACGCCCTCGTATCGCGCATAGTTGGCGACGTTCATCTGGCGAGGTTCGTCGTTCTGTTGCGTCATCCGGTGTAGTTTAGTAGATAAATCAACGCTCTAGCGCTAGCGATAAATCGGCCCTGCTCCGCC